GTAGCAGGCGGGAATGAGAATACTGAGTACTTAGTATTATCGACTATCGCTGCTGCAATGGTTGCGCGAAGTGTTGAGATCGCCGCCATGGTTAACCAACCATCGAGCGCGGATCTAGATAAGGTGCAAGTAAGCCACGAACGCGAGCAAGTAAAGTATTACCCATGCGGTAAGGACTTGGTGCGTATCCGTCAATGGTGACTCCGCCGCTTGAAGGCGCTTGTCGGCTCTGCCAGATGTCGATCGAGATCATTAAAGATGCTTCTTGGATCGCTGGAATAGTTGAATAATCTGTATAAGTCTCAGCTGCTGCAATTCCATAAGGCTCAACTGTGTGGCGTGGATTATCGCTAGTGTGAGTTGTAGTTATTGAGAATGATCGATTGTCAACGCCTGTAATTGTCTTAGTGCCGTTGTACTTTGTGCCAGCGCCTGAAATAACTACTGACTGTCCGACATAGAAAAAATCGCGGATATCCTGATCAAAGTAAAGAGTGCCGACTGTGCCGGTATTGCCATGAGCAATTATATATTGTTGGTTCTTCCATAGAAAAGGCAAGAGTACATTATCGGCTGCATCGCAGACCTGCTGCAAGACTGCATCAGTATAAAGAGTGCCAACGCCAAGGGCGGTGCGTAACTCTGCAACTGTAGTCAATGCCATGCTCTTATCCTTTCCTAAAGACTGGCGGGGTAGAAGGGCACTACCCCGCCAGCGACTTAAGTGTGGCTTACGCCTTGTTGTTCTTGAATGCGCCTGCTGCAACCTTAGTTGCGATAGCGCCGTAGCCGTAGTAACCGATAGTTACCTGACCTGCGGCTGTTGACTCCGCACGCAAACGGTAATTAGGTGACTCGTACCATGTGTAAGCATCTGGGTTAACGATAAGAATTGTTCCATCGCCATCGCCGCCGTTTGTTGGATCAACATAGAGGTTGAGTCCTGCAACATTACCTGTGAGTGATGTTGGTGTTGAAACGCCTGGTTGGTTCATAGGATTTGTAACAGCTGAATAAATTGGTCGTCCAGCGTCATTTAGTGTCATGAGATTTGACCATTGTCCAGTAGAGACAACCATGTTGCGAGCGAATGGATTTGAAAGACCAGCAGTTGCGCCATATACAGAAGCAGCGCCACGACCAACTATTCCGAGAAGTTCTGCTGCTGTTGGGTATGTTGCAACTGTTGTTGCATCTAGTGATGCACCTGAAATTAACGCTGCATTAACTGCTGAGTTAGTTGTCTTTGCGTAGGCTGCTGCCATGTTACGAACGAGTTCGTCAAAGAATGCAGGAGATGTACGATCGAGCAATTCGACAGAGAATGTCTGTTGTCCGGCGTACTTCTTGACTGATACTGACAAGAACGCTGAGTTCTGATCTGTGTCTGTGAATGCTGCATCTTCTGCAACTTCGCCGACTGCTGGCATCTGTGTGATCTTTGGGATCTCGAAAGTCATGCCTGCATCTGGAAGAACTCCGCGTGAGATCGCATCGATCGATGGGCGAATTGTTGTTCCAAGTGGGTTGATGATTTCGTTAAGTTGACGAGTTGGTACTAGACCAGCGTTGTCAGTTGTGTTATCTGCTGCTGCGATGTATTGACGAGCTGACTCATCGCCAAGTGCTGCGCGAATTGAGTTTTCTGCGTACTTTGCAGCTGTGATTTCAATGCGTGGCTTTGTGTAAGCCATTGCTGTGACAGTAGGGCGAGCAGCTTCAACTGCGGCAGCCTCAACTGTAGGTGTTGCTTCGACTGCTGTGGTTTCTTCCACGACTGTCTCGCTTTCTGTTGGTTGGGTAGGTTCAGCGACTTCATCTTCTGATGCCGCTATATCGGTTACTGCCGCAGACTTGAATGCCGCTGCTTGTACCAAACTTACTTCGAGCAGGTCAGCGCTCGACACATACAACACGCCATTCTTAGGCTTTGCTGCATTGACCATAACTCCGATCGACAGACCGGTTCTCAGTTCTTCGCTTGCCTCGATGAGGGCATCTGAACCCCGTGAGGATTTAGAGATTTTGAAGGAAGCAAAGATGCCTTCCTCTGTTTCGTTAAAGAATTGAGCGCGACCGATAGGCTGCTTAGGGTCATGTTCCAATAGGAGTTTGACTTTGCTAGTGTCAGAGATGTTTATCGCACCGCGCTCAAAGACAACTGCACCGGCGGAAGTGTTTCCAACTTCGCCGCCAAATGGCACTATTTTGCCAGAGATAGTGCGCGCTGCGCTATCTGCTGTAAGTTCTGCCGAGAATGTCAACATCTCGTTCATTGCATTTCACCGCTTCCGTTAGGAGTTAAGTCAGTCATTTCCATGGCCTGATCTTGGGTAATTAGTTGAAGGTCAAGAAGTTCGCGAATGATCTGGAGTTCTACGATCGGATCTGTGCGCAGATAGTTCTTGTCGATATCGAACTTAACGATGTTTCCGCGAGCGGTGATATCGTCCATAGATAGTCGATCCTCGATCGCTGACACGAATGGCTGCAAAGATAGTGTGAGGAACTGCTTACGCTCGTCCTGAACATTTGCATAAGTCATTGTCGTGTTCTGATCTGCTGAGACATAGTAAGGCGGGATATTGCAGAGGCGAGCGATCTCTGTCGCTAGGTTCTGGATAGCCTCGTTGTACATCATGTCTTTAGGGCTGAAGCCAACAGACTCATAACTTAAAGTTGAAGTTAAATATGCTGTTGAACGATTATTGCGGCTGTTCTTCCAAGCTGAGAGTAATCCTTGAACTTCTGCTGGTGGTAGATCTGCGCCTGTGTTTTTTAGGTAGCCAGTTGCCATTGGAGTGCCAGCAGCGATAGCCGCAGCCTTTTGAACATCGAGTGCTGCACGAATAGTTGATACGCCTGTGCCTAAGATGCCATCGCTTAATGACTGGAAGGTGATGAGCGAGCCTAAGCCGTCCATTGGTACGGTTGTTCCATCTATTGCGTAAGATTTTACGAATACATTATCGCGATCAAGTGTTGCAGTTACGCGAGAGTTAGCGATCCATTCAAAGCGAGAAGGTCTGCCATCTTCCTGATAGGTCTCAACGACCTGCCAGAATGCTTGACCGTAAAATAGAAGTGAGTCAACTGTGTACGCAATAGTTACTGAACGAGGCTGCGAATAAGAAGGTTGATCAAGCCAAAGTGGCTTTCCTAATTCTTCGCCGGTTGACTTCTTGTAAAGTTCTAAAGGAATTGTGCCGATAGTGCCAGCAAGTAAGTTGCGGCATCGCGCTAATGCAGGAACGCCCATCGCTTCTGTGCGACCAACATAGGCGAACTGAAATGGCATCGCATAAGGAGAATACTCACCGAGAACTTGCGGAGCAGCTTGCGCTTCAATAGTTGGCGATGATGTTGCACCTGTAAGGCGCGAAAGGATACCCATAGAGGGCAATTATACACTACATGTAGGTCAACCTGCGTAAATAGCCGCTACCTGTTGTGGTTTCATTAACATCGAGACAACCATTGCTAAAGCGATAGGTGCAGACACATCGCCTGCCGATTTTCTTTTAACGATACGCCAAGCAGAGTCATTAACCTTAGCTGCGCAGTTATTCATCTGCTGCATTAGGTTGGCTTGTCCGTTGTGAACTACGCGGTGATTAACCAAGCCATCAAGTAAGTCTCCGCAGGCTTGATAGAACTGCTGCCCTGAAATGTCTTGAACCATGCAACCCGCATTCGATAACTTGTCGGCTATTGACTGGGTTGTGTACTTGTCATAGCAGATCTGGCGCGGACGATATTGATCCGACCATGCTTTAATTTCAGCGGCGATCTTGAGATCATCGACTGAAACTGCTGACTCCCAAGTCTGCAAGATGCCCACGCCGATTTTTCCTGAAGGAAGGATCTGACCGGCAACGAGTGAAGCATTGCGCCTCGAAGGTGAGACATCGAAGCCAAAGACGGTATATCCGCCGGGCGGGATCTGGAGTTCGCTATCGCTAGTCTCTTGAAGGATATTATGAGGCCAAGGTGAGGATAGGCTGTCGATCCATTGGCATAAGGTTTCTGTGCGAGTATTTTCGATAGGTGAAGTCGCTATTGCTTCTTCAATCGCTGCTTCTGTAATTGTGTAACCCAGCGCTGGGTTGGCTTGCGCCCAAGCCGCTCGATCATCGATCTTGCAGTACTGAGGCGCAGAGTATTCATAGAACCCGAAAGACTTAGGAGGATTATCTAAGGCTCGTTCTCTTAATTGGTTTAAGACTGCGCTAAACGCATCACCCGCATTCGATGTCAGTAGAACGGTGGCGTTAGCGTGGGCGCGAGTCACCGGCATTGCTGCGCGATACCCCTCTTCCGATATTTCGCGTACTTCGTCAATATAGAGCAGGCCGTTAATTGACCTGCCGCGTGAGCCGTCTCTAGTAGCTGCTACAACATCAAGTCTTGCCCCAGATAACATCTCAATAGACTCTGTTCCGTTCGCGTGACGGATCTGCTTAACCATGCCCTTAAAGTGATCGTTATTCTCTAGCGAGTTAGCAACTTGCCTAAAGGTTTCAAGTGCCATCGAGCGGTTAGAGGACATGATCAGAACATCGGTATTCCACTTTAGAAGGTGAGTCAGGATCAACATACGCGCTAAAAATGTCTTGCCATTCTGTCTCGATATGAGCAGCAGCGATAACTTTCGAACGAACATATCCTTCTTATCTACGGTCAGAATATCTTTGAGAACATATTCCTGATAGGGCAAGAATGAGACATTCAGCAGTTTGGCGATCTCAAGGACATCATCGAACTTATTTTTACCCTTTAAAGGTACTGACTGGATACGCGGTTTAGTTGCCCCTCGTAGCGCTTGTTTCTTCTTGGCCGGCATCAGGACTGTTCTGGATTAGGTCGGGTCGTAAATGGACTGTCTTGGTGAACTTTGGACTGTGTTGGGGAGGGGCTGCCAGA